TTTAGTTGGGAAAAAATAGGTGAAATAGGACACAAAACAATTATAGAATTTTACGAAAAAAATAAAGATAAGAATATTCAATTGAAAAACGAAATTAAAGTTAGTTATTTAGAAGGACCTAAAGTAGAAGTTGTAGGAGATAAGTTAGAAGAGTATAAAATTAAATTTTTAGACGAAAATAATAGTGTTATTCATGAAGATACTATTACAAATAACATGTGGACATTATGTAGTCGAAAATATTATACTAAATGGAAAATTAAAGTTAATGGAATTATTATAGATGAATTTGATCTTACTGATAAACGTGTATTAATTGGATTAGAATCAAAAAGTATTGGTGATACTATTGCTTGGACACCATATGCTATTGAATTTGCTAAAAAACATAATTGTAAAGTAATTTTAAGCACGTTCCATAATGAATGGTTTAAAGGTTTAAATACTTATAAAGACATTGAGTTTATAGAACCAGGAGAATCTACAGAAGCATACGCTTTATATAAAATAGGATGGTTTAGAGGTGAGTCTGGAAAATGGGATAAATTCGATATGTATCCTAATTATATTCAATCTCAACCCTTACAAAAAACTGCATCTGATATTTTAGGTTTAGAATTTAAAGAATTAAATTATGGCATAAATTTTACTCCAAAACTAAAATCGACAAAAACAGATTATATAGTTATAGCTCCTGAATCAACAACAGGTTGTAAAGAATGGCCATATGATAGTTGGGTAGCATTATCTAAAATGTTACGTGAATTAGGTTACACTGTAGTTACCCTTACAATTAAACCCTATAATATAAAAGGTAATTTAAATATTCATGGAAAAACATTAAATGAATCTATGAATATTTTACATAATGCTAAATTTTTAGTAGGATTAAGTTCAGGTTTATCTTGGATAAATTGGGCTTTAGGAAAACAAACCGTAATGATAAGTGGTTTTTCTCAAAAAGATCATGAATTTTTAAGTAATAATGTAAGAATTCAAAATGAATATGCTTGTAATTCTTGTTGGGGTAATCCAAACTTTACATTTGATGCGGGTGATTGGGATTGGTGTCCTATTTGGAAAGGAACAGATAAGCAACACATTTGTGAAAAATCTATATCTCCTTTAACGGTATTTAATTCTCTACCAAACATTTAAATTTAATAGCATTTTATAGATTCTTTTTCATATTTATTACTAGAAACAATCTAATAAAATGGCAGAAGTACTATTATCTCCGGGTGTATCATTGAGAGAAAACGACACCTCTCAAATAACTTCAGGCCCTATTACAGCAGGATTAGCTTTGATAGGCCCTACTGTTAAAGGTCGCGTTAATATTCCAACGCTTGTAACAACTTACAGTGATTTCCAAAGTAAATTTGGTGATTTATTTGAAAGCGCATCAGCTAACTATGAATTTTTAACTTCTATAGCTGCTTACAATTACTTCCAACAAGGTGGTGAAAGTATTTTAGTAACCCGAGTTACCTCTGGTTCATATACTTCAGCTACTTCTAGTATAGGTAACCAAGTTCCAGCAACAAATGGAGCTTACGCTAGTTGCAGCTTTACATTAAATACTTATCAAGATTTAACTGTTGTTCCTTCAAATGAAGTAACTCCAAACTTCCAAACTAACTTTATATTTGGAAATTCTTGGTATAAATTTATAGCTGTAAACACTTCAGGAAGTGGTACTATTCCTCAAGATGATGCTGATGGATTAGTTTATTTCTATGCTTGGAATAGCGGATCAGATAGTAGAGCTACATTAAACCAAAATCTTCAAACTAAAATGAATACTGTTTTAGGTTCGAGCGGTGCTGGTTTATTTACAGTTAACTATAATTCTGGTAATAACACTATTGCATTAACTGCTTCTCTTCAAGGAGTTGCTTATAACGGATCTTATATTACATTAGATGATCCTGTTCCTTACTATGATGCTAATTATGCTCTTATTGGATATGTAACAAGTGGTACTGGATTATTAGGAACTACAGCAAATGGTGCTAATGGAAATCCAGGATATGCATTTACTTTAGAAACTATTTCTGAAGGAGTTATTATGAATAATAACCAAGGACTTCAGTCAAATGGTTCATTAATAAGTGGTAGTGCAGATAACGTAAGATGGCAAGTTGTTAGCCCTGATACAGCTAGTGGTACGTTTACATTGTTAATTCGTCAAGGTGATGATACAACAACAAATCCTAACGTATTAGAAAGCTTTACTAATGTAAGTTTAGATCCTAATCAAGCTAACTACATTGAAGCAGTAGTAGGTAATTACAGTCAAACCGTAGCTTATGATAGCTCAACAGGTCAATACTATATTCAAGGTAGTGGATCATATGCTAATGCTTCTCGCTATGTACGAGTAAAAGAAGTATTAACACCAACTTATAATTATTTCAACAACAACGGTATTGCAAAAACTCAATACTACAATTCAATTCCAACAACTGGATCAGGTAGTTTTGGTGGTGCTTTTGGAAACGATTTAGATTACACAACTAACTTGTATCAAAACATTAGCACAGTTACTCAAGGATTAGTAGCATCTGACTATACTATAGTTGATGATATTTTAGCTAACCCAGATGAATACAACTTCCAATTAATTTCAGCTCCTGGTATTACACAACAATACCAATCAACCGTAGTATCTCAATATATTACTATGGCTGAAGAAAGAGGTGATTGTTTCTATATTACTGATTTAGTAGGATATGGAGCTACAATTAGTACTCCTGGTATTTTAGCTAACCAATTAAATACAAACTATGCTGCTGCTTACTGGCCTTGGGTTCAAGTATTAAGTGCTGCTACAGGTAAGTTAGTATGGGTTCCAGCTTCAACAGTAATGCCTGGTGTTTATGCATTTAACGATAGAGTAAGTGCTGAATGGTTCGCTCCTGCTGGTTTAAACAGAGGTGGTGTTGGTGGTGCTTTACAAGCTGAAAGAAAATTAGGCACAAACGATCGCGATACTTTATATCAAAACAAAGTTAACCCAATTGCTAGTTTCCCTGGTGTTGGTTTAGTAGCTTATGGTCAGAAAACATTACAGACTAAAGCTTCAGCTCTTGATCGTATTAACGTTCGTCGTTTGTTGATTAACTTAAAGAGATATGTTAGAGCAGTTGCTGAAAGCTTGTTGTTCGAACAAAATACTTTAACTACAAGAAATAACTTCGTTTCACAAGTTAACCCATACATGGAATCAGTGCAACAAAGACAAGGTCTTTACGCATATAAGGTAGTAATGGATGACAGTAATAACACTCCTGACGTAATTGACAGAAACCAATTGGTAGGAGCTATTTACATTCAACCTGCTAAAACAGTTGAATTTATCTACATTACGTATACCGTAAAATTAAGGGAAAAGCTGAGTGGCAAGACATGACAATGAATCTTTACGATCCTGTAACACCTTCAGGTGAACAGGTAGTAATGGAATGGATTCGTTTATCACACGAATCAGTAACAGGCCGTGATGGCTACTCAGATTTCTACAAGAAAGACATCACATTAAGTGAATTAGGTCCTGTAGGTGATGTTGTAGGTGAATGGATCATTAAAGGTGCGTTTATTAAACAAGCCAATTTTGGTGATGGTGATTGGAGTCAAGGTGAATCGTTAAAAGACATTCAATTGACAGTCGCTATGGATTATTGCATCCTGAATTACTAAAATATATACTTAAAAAGTACAAAGGAAGTCTGGTTTTTTTTACCAGACTTTTTTTGTTTATATTTATACAATATGGCTATATCACTTAGATCTCAACAATCCACCCCATTAACTTGGGAACAAATGGATGGGAATTTCACGTATTTATCTCAATCATATTTACCAATTTCTGGTAATAATATTATTAGTGGATCCTTATTCGTTAATGGTACTTTAACTGTGTCTGGATCTGATACATTAATTGTAGATACCCAAATTCTACAGGGTAAAAACTATGGTACTACTGCTTCACCTTCTTATCGTAACTTAGCAGTAAGCTATTCATTTGCAAGAGGTGAACATGTAACCGCATCAGGTCTTCATTCATATGCTGAAGGATCGGGTAGTAAAGCTTTATATGATTTTTCACGTGTAGAAGGCAAAAATACTAGAGGATATGGAGATTTTAGCCATGCAGAAGGTAATGGTAGTACGGCTGAGGGGCAATACTCTCATGCTGAAGGATCAGTAACTTACGCTTATGGAGAAGCTTCACATACTGAGGGTTTAGGTTCACGTGCTATTGGAGATCATGCACATGCTGAAGGATCAAATTCTCGTGCTGAAGGTGAAGGTTCTCACGCTGAAGGGTATTTTGGAGAAGCTATAGGGGCGTATTCTCATGCTGAAGGTCAAGAGACTTCGGCAGTAGGTTTGTATTCTCATGCTGAAGGTTATGAGACAACAGCGGGTGGATTTAGATCTCACACGGAAGGTTATCAAACAGTAACGGCAGGTGAGCACGGTCCTAACGGACATGGATCAGGTGGTAAGGGACATGCTGAGGGTAGAGGTACTACGGTTATTGGTTATGGGGCTCATACAGAAGGATTTTTAACTACTGCAGCTACTGGTTCATTTTCATCACATGCTGAAGGGTATAGGACTACAACTAAAGGTCTATACTCTCACACGGAAGGTATGTTTACTTATGCTCTAGGATCTGGCTCACATGCTGAAGGTTCTGGGAGTTCAGCTCTAGGGGATGCTTCCCATGCTATGGGGTTAGGTACGATTGCTTCTGGCTCTTTCCAGCAGGTGATGGGTAAATATAATCTTATACACTCTGCTTCTGATGATTTTCTGATTATTGGAAATGGTACATCAGCCACTAGAAGAGATTTAGCTATATTCAGTCAAACCTTTATTGGCTTATCTCAGAGTATTTTTATGCCTGATTTAACTCTAGTTGAAAAACCTCATGTTATTTCATTTAACCCTGCAGACGGTCAATTGTTCTATATGTCTACTTCTTCTTTTGGAGGTGGTGGAACTACAAATATTACTAATATTTACACTTCTAGCTTTAATTATTATACAAGTTCTATTATATACACCGGTAGTTTTGCACCTACGGGTAGTTCGTTTACTTATAATAGTAGCAGTGTAGTTAATTATTATATTACTGGAACTTTTCAAAATTGGCAAGATGTAACTTCTTTAGACAATCATACTTCTTGTAGTTTAGATGTGTCTTTAGGAACACCTAGAAATAAAACAGGATCTTTCAGTTCAGGACCAACTTTAACTCACGGTA